TTAAATTGGTCCAAGACCTAAAATATATTTTTGTATATATTTTACCAGTAAAGAATGGGTTAGAGTCCCTATCTCTTGGTTTTGGAGGGTCCGTTGAGTCAGAATCTGCCTCATTAGGGTTGCCCCCCCAAGGTTTCTACACCTTAAGTAGTATTATATATATCCATATGAAGAAATACTATATCAAGATCTTATGAAGATTGATGATAACAATATTTCCTAATATAGATACATCTAAATACCTTCGTCCATTTTTTAAGGTAATTTTTAAATTACTTAAAAATCATGGAACTCTATACACTATAAAATATCTAAAAAGAGTACGTTTACATTGTACTAGGTACATATGTGGACAACCTCTTTTTACTAATGATATGTCTATAGGTATAGATAAAGAAGGTTGACCAAAAATTTTCTCTTTCCTTAAGCCACTTGTTAATAATTCTAATTTTACTACTACTTCTTTAAAGTATCTTTTAACTTTACTTAACTTCACTAGAAGTTGAGATCTAAGTTCAAAAGAATGAAGTAAAGTAAAACCAGATTACAATAGTATTACAGATCCATCTAAGATGGTTCTAACTATTCCATCTGGAGTTATTAATAAGTTTGTTAAGGAATATGGTTTGAGAAGCTCTCATCCCTCTTTTGATAAAAAGAAAGATGTTTATCTTTCGACAAAGGCCGGACCTAATGGACCCGCTACTTTGTCTAGTCAAAGTGATCTGCTTAATTTTTCTTATCCTATGATGGATAAAATTATAAAAATTACAGATGACAAAGGATGAGACTTCTTCTCAAAGAATTATTCAGAAGCTTTTAATGAAATGAAACTTCCCCCAAAAGTTAAAACTTTAGGTAAAATTTCTTTCATTAAAGATCCTGAGGCAAAGTTACGGCTTATTGCAATTAGTGATTATTTTTCACAATTGTATCTTAAGCCTATCCATGATAAAGTTATGTCTTTGTTAACAAAACTTCCATGTGATAAAACTTTTACTCAAGATCCATTTCATAAATGAGATTTGAATAAAGAAAAATTCTGATCATTGGACTTAAGTTCTGCAACAGATAGATTTCCTGTAGAATTACAGAAAAGACTTTTAGCAAGAATATATGATATTACTCTTGCTCAAAGTTGACAATTTATCTTGTCGCAAAGAGATTTTAGTACTCCTGATGGTTTTTCAGTTAGATATTCTACTGGGCAACCAATGGGTACTTATTCCTCTTGATGTGTTTTTACCTTGACTCACCATTTAGTTGTGTACTATTGTGCACATCTAAATGGCCTAAACAATTTTAACCAATATATGATTTTAGGTGATGACATTGTTATTAAAAACGATGCCGTTGCTAAAACATATATTGATGTTATTAAGCGTTTAGGTGTTGAATTATCTTTACAAAAAACACATGTATCGGATGATACATATGAATTTGCTAAAAGATGAATTCAATTTAAGTCAAACCGTGAAATTACAGGACTTCCCTTGGGTGGAATTCTTAGAAATTTTAATAATCCTAATATTGTTTTCACAGTATTATATGATTATTTTAAAATTAAAAAGAATTTCAATCCAAGTAATCATTCTTTAGTTAGTTTGATTAATAGTCTATATTTTAAAATATTTCTTATTAAGAATAAAAGAAAATTCTTTTTACTTAATAAAAATACTTTAAAAAACATTCAAAATTTTTCTCTGATGCTAGACGTAGTTTTCGATTATTATAATTATAATAAAATAAGATCTTTATTTGCTTATAATATAACTAATGAAAATTATGTTATTCCTGATGAAAGAGTAGCTCTTTCCGAATTGAAAAGAATTCTTTCAAAAGGACTAGTATCCCGAATTTTAGATATGAATAAGCGTATCATAATGTCTCCAAAATCACTCTTTGAAAAGTTTGATGTTGAAGATAGAAATGATCTGCAAAATTCACCTATATTCCTAGCCATCTTTAATACAATGTCTAGAATGAAAAGAATTGTTTTTGAGGATCTTAATGATCTTCATAACATTTCTAAACAAATCTGTGACATTAATATCGAATCTATTTTCAATAAAGATAGGAACAAAATCCAATCTCTTATTGAAATAGGTAAGATATTAAAAGATGGTTTCAGACTTGAGAACAGTACTACTGAAGTATATTATGGATCTGCTACTATAACAGATTCTTATACTCTAGAAGGTATCGGTTCAATAATTCAAAAGAATATTAATACTTCTGAATTGGAACAAGTTGCTGATGGAAAATTCATTAAGGACAGAGCTTGATTTGGTTCAAGCTCCTATGTTTCCTTATGAGAAAATTTTAAGATGTAGACTATGTTTGAAATAACGTTTGTTACATCAAACTCC